AAAATGTGAATGTGTAAATATCTATTTATAAGTTATCGAGTTTTATAATGGTATCGATTTTGTCTTGAGCTTCTGCAATCTTAGTCACCTGAGTTTCAACTGCTTCAACAATATCAGGATGTTCACCAATACCGGCTGGATTTTTTTTATAAACATCAATATTTGCTTTTGCTACAGCAATTTCACCTTGTAGTTTTAATATTAATGCTTCAAGAATTGGTCCTACATATGGTCTATCCATGGAACATTTTCCTCCTCTTATATTCATTTATAGTATTTATTAACTCTTTTGTCCAATTATCTCTATCTTCTACAAATACCTGTGGACCCATATCTCCGGCAATACATACTACTAATTGTTTCATTGGTTGGCCAGTACGCTCTTCCCACATGATTGCATATGCTGCGCATTGCATAAAGTATGAACTAATCCATTCTTTCTTTTTAAATTTACGAGATGTTTTCCAGTCAATTATAGAATCTATGCCTTTCCATTGGCCTACTAAATCTACACGACCTGCTACACCTAAATGTTTTGAATACAATGGAGCTTCTTGTCTGTAAATTTTAGTAACGCATTCGTCTAATATGGGTTGTACATCTTTGAAGGTTTGAATATTATGTGGTAATTCATCCTTTAAATAATCAGGATTATTTTTTAAATATTCTTCTATAATATTGTGAACCTTTGTTCCACGAGTACTTGCTTGAGTTGAAATACGATTTGCTTCTTCTTCGCCTACACGTGCGCGCCACGCTTGTATTGCTTCCTCTGACAAAATTGAAAGAACAGTGGTAATTGAAGGATACTTATTTCCATCGGGATCTTCATAATGTCTACCTTTATCAGTAGTTACAGCTTCTAAATCATAGTAGCCTAAATCCACATCTTCATGTAAAAATTTCATCCAACACCCATATCAATTAGTTTAAAAGTTAGTAACATAAATCCCATCATCGTAAATTGAATAATAGTAGCAAATACAACGGTTTTTATAGCGTTATCTCCCCAGAACTTTCGATCAGTCTGATCCCATTCTTTTACTTGTTCTGGTGTAGCTGGTTCTGGAGCCCAGTAAATTCCAGGTTGACTTGCTGTTTTTAAATCAGCTGATGTAAATCTAAATTCAAGTTGTTCCATTAAGCATCTCCTGAGTCATTATAAAATCTCGTACAAGACCACTACGTACAATATCTTTCCAATCAAATTCAATATGGTCAAAATGTTTCATATTATTTAGAATATTTATAAACTGTAGTAAACCTCGTTTATCTGTATCTTTTACAAAATCTGATTGATAAAAATCTCCACTTAAAATAAACCTACAGTTTTCTCCAAGTCTTGTAATTACACTACAAAGTTCATGAAAATTACAGTTTTGAGCTTCATCAATAATAACTATAGCATCATGTATAGTAATACCTCTAATAAATGATGTTGTCATAAATTCTAATTCTTTAAATTGATTAAGTTTTTTCCAAGCCTCTTTATCTTGAAAGAGTTCGTTGACAACTGAAATATATAGATCTTGATACGGAGCTTCTTTTTCTTCTTTTTCTCCTGGCAAATATCCAATATCACGAGTTGGTACTACACTTCGTACTATAACAACTTTATTTTGTTGTTGCGCTTTATCAAGTACTGTTTTTAATGCATGATATAATGCAATAAAAGTTTTACCCGTACCCGCTGATCCGCTTAAAATTAAATGATTACCTTCATTATAACTTGCAAAAGCTTTTTCTTGATTTTTAGTTAGTGGCTCAAGCTGTTCAAGATGCTCTAAGCGCAACCTACTTGGTCTACTCATTTTGTTTTAATATTATCCTTATATCTTGGTGGAAGCCCACTCTTAATACGATCTTGTACTTCTTTCCAGCCATCACCAGCCATTTTTAAAGTACTTCCATCTTTACCTGTTATCATATTTAAAGCGCTTATTTGCTGTTTTAAATGTGGATTATTTTCTTTAAATTCATCCAATACTTTATATGACATAGTATGTTCTTCAATTTCGCCTGTATTAGAATTTAAGAAATCATATCTAGGCATTTTAATCTCCTCATAGTACTATCAATGTCGTTACAAAGGTAATCAAATAAATACCAATGCAAAAATTGTTCTTGTTTTTCTTTTTTAAACCAATCTAAATTATCTATAATGTTTGGCAGCTGTGATAATATTCTTAAATCATTTGTTACCCAATGGTATTCAGGATATCCATAAGAAACAATTGGTATATTATGCATCATACATTCTATACCCGCTGTACTGTTTTCTGTTATTGCGACTCTAGTGTGTGGTAAAATTGTATGTATCGATACGTAATCCTTTATAACAAGATGACCTCTTTTTTCCCAGGCCTGTATTTTTTTGTAAATATCTGGTGTAAGGTCCATGTTTTCTTTTTTATAATGTCTTGGATGTAATTTAATTACAAGATTTTCTAAATGTAGTTCATCAACTATGGCACAAAGTTTAGTCCAATGATTACCAAAAGAAAAACGAGTTACTGTTTCATCAGCAGGACATTGACCAATAATTAATATATGGTCATCAGGTACTCCCTCAGCATCTGACCAATTTCTTTCGTTATGGTAATCCCATTTATTTGCTTTATCATTTATCATTTGAGTAATATAATTTCTATTACTATCTGTAATTTTATAAAACTCGTATTCAAATGGTTCATCAAAAACTATACTTGAGCTATTTGCATATCCAATTTCGTCAATTGAAAAGAAATTACTTGAAGGACCTGTAGGTTTAAGAATTAAAGAGTCTAAGAACCTAGTTGATTCTGTCTCTTCTATAGTACAATGATTATAAAAATTTATATCAGCTGGTAAAGAATCTTCAACTTCTTCATGACCTAATATATCCATTGCATGTTTAGTACAATCTCTCATGTATCTAAATGCATTATTCCATGTGTATCTTTTATCTATAAATTTATATTTCACCTTGATATCCTTTCCACCAATTGGGAGCTTGTCTGCCCCATTCCCATTTAGCAAATGGTTTTGCGGCATGATAATAATTTCTGTAAGCTTGAACAGCATCACCATCTACTTTGCAATCTGGATAATGATTCATAGCTTGTGCAAATTCTGTAAGTCCACCATCTGGAATATTTTTTGGAGGAGTTTTAAGTAATTTGCCGATTTTTTGAAATGAAGCATGAACTTTATTTCTACGATATTCATACTCATTTGCCATTGATTCAAAATGTAAGTAATGCCATATATAATTTGCTTTAGATGCCATAGTCCAAGTAGTACATGGATGATACTTATGAACTGCAAGATAATATAAATTATCTCTCTCATCTCCAAATGTGTAATATTGTTGTATGGTTTTACCAGATTTTGATGGTCTTTTGACGGGAGTGCCATCAAGCATGCGATGAGCAGTTGATAGCATTTGAGCTGATTCAACAATCATTTTAGGTACATGCTTATCACAAAGCATTTGTGCAGCAAGTACGGGATCATCATCTAAAATAAAAATATTCATAATATATATTATACCACATTTTCAATGAAATGTAAAGGAGGTTCTAATGAACCTCCCAAAGTATGTCTTCCTTTGTATCATTTAAACAGTTTTTCATGTATTCAATCTTTTTGCCCATTTTATAGGCTAGGTTTGATTTACCTTTTTTTTCTAATCTACGTTGATAGTATACCGCCTCTGATATATCTTTTCGAAGGCGCTCGATTTGAGTTACACTCATAAAAATCTCCTTTAATATTAATACTATCATAACAAAGAAGTCTTATACCTTTTTACCTCCTTTAACTGGCTTTACTAATAGACCTGGAAAGGTATCACTCACAAATTTACTTGTAATACCTTTGTAGTTCAATTTTCGATCTTTTGCAGCGATGAGCATTTCAGCATCATCAGCATGAATAGATTCAAGTAATTGAATAAATAGACTTTCCCTACGTATTGGGTCTACTTGATTTGCTACTGGTCCTTTAAAAAAGTATTTAAATCTACGATGAGCTTTTAAAAGACTATCGTATTGATAACCTTCTGGTGCATCATCAGATTTATAGGGTGGTTTTCCTTCGGGTAATACTGATACAACATCAGCATCAAACTGAATTCTTAAAACATCTCGTAATGCTCCAGAGTTTTGAGCTCTAAGATATGACATACGATCTGTTTTTTTAATAATTTTTGAAGCTTCAGTTAGTACTTCAGATATTAATTTTTTAGCCATTGTAAAATTCCTCCACGACTTCAATCAAGTGATTACATCTTTTTTTAATTAAATAATTCAAGACTTTCATATTTGGCGTTTTTGCCTGTTCATTAAAATTATTTATAATGAATTCTTGTAAGTTTTCTGGAATATCAGTTAAATCAATTAATTTTTTATTTCTTTGATAATTCCTATATGTATCTTCATCCATTGCTTCTTTAAGATTATCTGATACTTCTAGCCATTCATCAATTTTTGATTGTCTTAAAGGAGTTTGTTTTGCTTCACTGACAAAGGTATCATCTGCAGATAGTACGTTAGGTATACCATCTCCACTATCTCCTCTCATAATATGATTAAATGCATAAGTTCTAGGATTCTTATCAATTACAAGCTTTTTTTGTATTGGGCTAAATTGTTTTACATTTTTAAATTTTTGCAATTGTATAAAATCTTTGTCAGAAGATACAATCATTACAGGTTCATCCATTCCAAACTCTTGTGTTTGCATTGTTAAAGTACCAATCACATCATCAGCTTCTATACCTTCTAAATGTATTACTTTGTACGGTAAATAATCTCTTATTTCATCTCTTACTAAATGCAATATTCTAAATATTTCATTCCAGTCTTGAGAAGACTCTTCTCTATTTTTTCTTCTATGAGCTTTATAATATGGAAAATAATCTTTTCTCCAAGTATTCATTCCATCTGCGCAAATAACAACTTGGCCATATTCATCGCGGTATCTTTTATTATACATTCTAATACTATTAAGTATCATATGTCGAATCATCGATTCATCATTTAATTTTTGTACAATAATATTACTAATAGCGATTTGGCTATAATCAATCAGTATCATCAAAATCCTCAGGTAAAAATTCAATCATAAGTTCACGAGCTATTTCATTCTCTTGAGCCATTTTTTTAATTTTGATATAGAGTCTGTCAAGATCTCTATGAAGTATGTGTGGTATACCAGTATGACGTGTAAACATAGCATTTAAAAGATTTACTATAACAAACATATCTCTTGATTCTCGATAAGTTTCATCTCTAAATTCAAGATTTATAAATAACTTTCCTATACCACCGCTTTTAATTTCTTCTTCAATACAATCGTGTAAATAAACAGAAGAATCAATACAAAGATCTGACAATCTTTTTATTTCATCAACTTCTTTATTAATTTCTTTTTTTCTACGTTCTTTCAGTCCTGGAAATGGTATTACTTTTCCCATCACGCCTCCTTATCGATATCCCACTTAATCCTTTTTTCATAATTAGGTTTTCTAATTTTATCGTACCATTTCTTTTTTTCTTGATCAGTTCTATACTGAGATATCCAATTGCGACCGTTTTTTTCAGCTTGTTTAAAAACTAAATTAGTAAACATAAGTGGTACAACAAAGGCCATGTGAATTATAATCGATGTTACAATATCGTAATTGAATCCCATATAGACTGTAGCAACTATACCAAAATAAGCACTCCACATTATAAAAAGTACAAGAGTAAAATATGCTTGTATAGATGGATCAGCTATATATCTAAGCGGATTGTATCTGTTATCCATAACTAATCTCCAACAGTCAATAATCCACACAATTAATTTTTGAAATATATTATATTTTTCCATAATAGTTATATTATACCATACTTTCAGTCATTTGTAAACAAGTTTTTCACACTTTTTGAGCCTATTCTACAATTAATTATACCATTATAGTATTTATCAGATAACAATACTTCTCTATCAAATTGCTCTTTAGTTTCCATATACGCGCATTCGCCTTTAGTTTTACACAGATGTAATATTTCTCTATAATAAACTTCTTCTCCTTGTATTTGAACTTCTTCTTGTAAATGTTTATTAGAACCAAAATATGTTTTCCAATCAGATTCGACTTTAAGTCTCTGACGTCTTTTACGTTTTTTGGTAATAGGTAAGGTTTTTGATTTCCAAAAGAATTTTTTGCCTACATACATTCTTCCAGTTGCTCTGTTAGTTATAATATAAACGAATCCATAATAGTCTTCTGGTGAAAAATTTTCTGGTGGCTGAAACGGACGACCTTTATATATCCACTCACTCATCAAAATTTAATTCATCGATTTCATCATCGGTAGGTTCGCCACAGTGCGGACAAAAATTAATTTTCACTTCTCGATCATCTGGTCTGATGACAAATTTATTGTAACAATATTCG